CGCCAGAGGAATATGCCCGCCTGTGGGAGGCGATCGACCGGGCAACGGATCCGAGAAAGTCGCCGCTCATGCGGGCACGGCATAAGGCATTCCTGATGAAAACTGTCAGGAAGTTGCTGCCGGAGGACGCTGACATGATCAGCCAGCAGATAAACCGTATCAACGAGGCACCGTCGCATCTCAGGGCGCATTTTGAGCGCTGCAGGATAGACGCGATATTAAGGAAGGAGACAGAAGGATGCTTGCGGAAGCTGTGATAATCGGATTTTTTGCCGGTGGGTGGGCAAGTGCCACTTACTGGCCTGATGATGGATTACTGATTGGGATCACTGCCGGACTGGCGGCATGGTTCGTATTGGTGGTCCGGCAGGAGAGCAAAAGAGAAAAGCAGCGGCAGAAAAGGTCTGCCCGGAAAGGAGTTTTTTATGAATTGCACAGATAATCCTGCAGTCATGATTTTGAAGGCCATCTGGGAGGCGGGGACAAAAGATGAACACGACAGGCTGTATCTTGCCTACGACGCATTCACAATGGCGGAGTCACTGATTGAGAGTTTTTATCCCGGCCTTCTTCGGGATCCGAAGAACCAGCAGGAGGATAGCGGATGGCAGGAGTAATAACATTGCCGCCTGAACCGTGGGTGCAAGAGGAGCTCCGGCAGATCAGGACGCCCAGGATGAAAAACTATGTCCGGTGTGCTGTCTGTCGGGAGAAGCTCCGGAAGGGCGACGATGAGCAGGCCGGAGACTGGGGTTACATAGTTGATGACAGAGTGCTGTGCACGGATTGTGGTATCGCTTACTGGGTGAGTCACTATCCAGAAATGACAGAAAAAGAGTTCGATAAGGCATTCAGGGAGGTGATGTGAATGGCTGATGTTATTGGTGTTATGGGCGAATCCGGCAGTGGAAAAACGACGGCAATGCGCAATTTACCGCCGGAAGAAACGTTTTACATTGACTGCGATAAGAAGGGTCTGAACTGGCGTGGATGGCGGAAAAACTACAACATTGAAGCAAAGAATTATGTGTGTTCCGACAGCTTCACCATTGCTAAAAGATGTCTTGAGAGAGTCGATAAAGACGAAGATTACAAGCATATTAAGTATGTGGTTATCGACACAATCAACGGCCTGATGGTGGCAGAGGAGATGCGGATTCTTGCCATGCAGTCAGGTGACAAACGCTCTGCATGGAGCGATCTTGCGCAGAACGGATGGGCGTTAATTAACAAGGCACTGGAGATCAGGGATGATGTTACGGTGATTATTTTGTGCCATTCTGAGACAATTTCGGATGAAAACGGGATCGTGCGGACACGCATAAAAACCAATGGGAGGAAACTGGAAAAACTGGTGCTTGAAAGTAAAATGACAACCGTAATATGGGCAGTCAGACAGGACGGAAAATACAAATTTATCCTGTCAGCAGATGGGTCAACCTGTAAGGTTCCGCTGGGTGCGTTCCAGACGGATGAATGCGACAACGATATTATGATTGTGATTAAGGCACTGGAGGAGTATTGATTGAACGAACTTATCACACCGGAGTTATCACAACTTCCGGCAATGCCAGTCGATGAAGTAAAAGAGGGCGTTGACAAAATTGGCGGTTATATCGGGATGCTACAGGCTGCGAAAAGGGCAACAGCAGACCAGACAATCATTGATGAGGTCAACGACCAGATACGAAAGTATTCAGCTTTGAAACTTCGGTGGCAGATGGAACTTGGGCGGAGAACTTCTGAGATTAAGGGTAGTCAGGGTGCTAGAACAGACATCGTTCCGCACGAGAACGAAGTAAAAACAAGAACCGAGAAACTTGCAGATATGGGAATGACCCGAAAAGATGCAAGGCAAAATGAAATTCTGACAGAAAATCCAGAAATCGTTGAGAAGTACATCGAGCGCACTATCAAACAGGACGAAGCCCCGACAACATCCGGAGCATTAAGAGCAATTCAGGAAAGCAGAAAACCACACGTCGCAAACAATAGTAAGGACGATGAGTGGTATACGCCTCCGCAGTACATTGAGTCAGCACGTTCTGTAATGGGAAGCATTGACCTTGACCCAGCCTCAAATGATTTCGCAAACGAAACCGTAAAAGCAGGCACGTATTACACAGAAACCGATAACGGACTTGAAAAGGAATGGTTTGGAAACGTTTGGCTTAATCCTCCGTATTCAGCTTCTCTGGTGCAGTTATTTGCCGATAAGGTTGCGAATAGTGATTTTGAACAGGCAATCGTTCTTGTGAATAACGCTACAGAAACAGCATGGTTCCGAAAACTCATAGAAAAAGCATCCGCCATTATTTTTACAACAGGGAGAATTAAATACAGGAAACGTGATGGCGAACACGGTTCTCCGCTTCAGGGACAGGCTTTTCTGTATTTCGGAGAGAACGTAGAGGCTTTTTTATCTGAATTCAGAACATATGGCTGGGGGTGTAGGTTATGAACCAGTACGACAATGTAAGTCGCGGAACATTTCAGAATGAGAATCACGCGAAACAGCTTGTATCTTTTGAGGGACTGATATTTAAGGGAAGAAACGGAATAAGCAATGTTACGCCAACAGATATTGATGGGCTTGTCCAGCTCGACAAAGAAAACTGCTTTATCTTCTTTGAATTGAAGCATTCTGGCGGGGTTCCGTATGGGCAGGCAAGTGCATTAACAAAACTTGCGGACGCAGTTCAAGCAGGTGGAACAAATTGCGTTATTTTTGTAGCGATACACAATACACCATTTCCGCAAATAATCATCGCAAAAGATTCTATCGTCCGAAACATCTACTGGAAAGGCAAATGGTATGTCGAATACAAAGGACGAACGTTATACGAAATAGCATTAAATTTCATTGATTTTATCAAGGAGGATAACTAAATGGCATTACCAACCTATGACAAAAACAAACGCAGAACTACATTTCAGCAGCTTCCTAAAGGGGCATATGTGGTTAAAATTCTTTCCGCAAAAGAGAGTAAAACCACATGGGGAGACAACCAGATCGAGCTCGCTTTTGACATTGCTGAGGGTGAACATGCAGGGTTCTACAAGAACCAGTACGAAAGCAACACGAACGAGGATAAGAAGTGGCCTTTTGACGCTGTTTTCCAGCTTACTATTCCCAATGAAAACAGTCAGGATTATGTCTGGACGAACTGGAATACCTTCTTTGCTGACCTCGAAGATTCAAATAATGGATTCAGATTTTCCGGTGATATTACCAGTCTCAAAGGCAAATTGATCGGCGGAAAATTCCATATCCGGCAGAACGAAAAAGACGGGAAAGTATACGACCACACGCGGATGAAATGGACATGTGTTGCTGATGATGTCCGTAACGGAAAAGCCGGAAAATTGCCTGATGACAAACTGGTAAACGGTAATACATCGACCAGCAAAGACAGCGATGGTACTGACTGGATGAATGTTCCTGAAGGATCAGAGGAGGAGCTGCCGTTCTGATGGACAACTTTGAGAGAGCTGAAATCCTTAAGAGCTTCCGGATCATAGCAGACACCCGTGAACAATCAACAAAGCAGGCCGCCGAGCGTTTCAAAGCGTTCGGCGTCCCTGTTGAGCGGGCGACTCTGGATTATGGAGATTACTGTGGGAATATCACACTGCCGAGCGGCGAACTGATAGACACTTCCGTCAAGATCAGGTCGCTATGTGTGATTGAGCGGAAAATGGGGCTTGATGAATTGGCGGGATGTCTTACCAGGGGGAGAGAAAGATTCAAACGTGAGTTTGAAAGAGCTCAGGATGCAGGGGCAAAAGTTTTTCTTTTGGTTGAAAACGGCAGTTTTGAAGCAATCCAGAATCACCGCTACAAAAGCCGCTTTAATCCGTCAGCATTTCAGGCGTCACTTCTGGCATGGATGATCCGTTATGGCTTCACAATTCTTTTCTGTAAATCCGGCACCTCTGGGAACCTCATCAAAGAAATTTTGTACAGAGACATGAAAGAGAGGTTGGAGAGGGGTGAGCTCGAATAAGGGATACATAAAACTTTACCGGGACATTCGTGATCACTGGTTATGGTCTGATAAACCGTTCAGCAGGGGGCAGGCGTGGCTGGATCTGATCATGAGGGCCAACCGCGAGGACAGGACAATTCTGTTTAATAGCACGAAAATCACCGTGAAAAGAGGCGAGGTTTTAACCAGTTATACACAGCTCGCCGATGCATGGGGATGGTCCCGTGGCAAGGTCAGGAGATTCATTAAAATTTTAATTTCAGACAATATGATCACCCAAAACCGGCACAGCAACGGAACAGTGTTTTATATAGATAAATACAGGGTTTATCAGGATTCCGTGACAGGCGAACGGACACCCGACGGACACCCGACGGACACCCCGCGTCCATCCGACGGACACAAACAAGAATATATACAAGAAGGTATAAGAGAAGGGATAAAGAAAAACCCCCTTTCCCCCTTTTCAGACGGTTCGGACGAAACCGAAATATCTGACAATTCAGGTGACGATGACGGGTTGAACGACGAGCCTGGCATGGATCCGGAAGATGCGGTCAGGTTGTGGAGACAGGAGCAGGGAAATGGCACTGTATGAATTCAAGGCGGAAGACGCCGCGCGTTTTGCGAGCTTCGTACATGAGCAAGTAAAAACCAAAGGGGATGAACTTCAATTCCGGCATTGTCCGTATTGTCACGGAACGGGAAGCGGAAACGAATATACATTTGCCATAAATCTCAGAACCGGATCCTTTAACTGTAAACGGGCAAGCTGCGGGGCGAAGGGTAACATGATTACCCTGTTGCGGGATTTTGATTTTTCATTGGGCGCTGAAGCCGACACGTACTACAAAGGCGATCACCGGAAGTACAGGGATTTACGGAAATATCCGAAACCTGCTACACGGGACCCGGCAGTGAGGTACATGGAGGGTCGTGGGATATCAAGGGCGACAACGGAAGCATATAACATTACAACCCAGATATCGAATGACAATATCATCGTGTTCCCGTTTTATGACGAACAGGACCGCCTGCAGTTTGTTAAGTACCGGAAAGCCGATTTCGACAAAGAAAAGGACAACAACAAAGAGTGGTGCGAAAAAAACTGCAGACCGATACTGTTCGGGATGAACCACTGCGACGCAGAAAAGAGCAGCGTACTGATTTTGACGGAAGGACAGATTGATTCATTGTCTGTGACAGAAGCCGGAATTGATAATGCCGTATCGGTTCCGACAGGTGCTCAAGGGTTCACATGGATTCCGTGCTGTTGGGATTTCCTGGGGAAATTCAAAACGCTGATTGTTTTCGGTGACTATGAAAAAGACCATATCACCCTCCTGGATGTGATGAGCCGAAAATTTCACGGAACCGTTAAACATGTCAGGCCGGAAGACTACAGGGGATGCAAGGACGCAAATGAAATTCTGCAGAAGTACGGAAGACAGGCTGTACGGGATGCAGTAGAAAATGCAGAACCAGTAAAAAATCCCAAAATCATACGGATGGCTGATATTGAAAAAATGAACCCGGCAGACCGCGAACACTTCAACACAGGAATAGCACAGCTTAACAGGATCCTGGGCGGGTTCTATATGGGCCAGCTAATCCTGATAACCGGAAGGCGAGGCGAAGGGAAGAGCACTCTCGGGTCACAATTTGGCACACAGGCGATAAAGGGCGGATACAACGTTTTTTATTATTCCGGCGAGCTTGCAAATGAAATGGTGCAGGATTGGTTTGACAGGCAAATGGCGGGCGACCGCTACATCATCACGGAACAAAAACAATACGGGTATGAGAATTACTTCGTAAAGCTCGGGGCAGTACCGGCGATGCACGGATGGTACTACAACAAGGTTTTTCTGTATGACAACACAATCACGCTGGATGAAAACGGCGAAGAGGATACGCAGACTCTGCTGAATGTCATGGAATCAGCGGTTAAACAATATGACTGCAAGGTGCTGATTGTCGATAATCTCATGACGGCGATGGAGGACGATATCAGCAGTGACCTGTATCGCCAGCAAACAGCATTTGTGCGGAAACTGGCATGGATGGCAAAGAGCATGGATGTTGTAATTTTTCTGATCGTTCATCCACGGAAAAATAATGACGGTGAAATCAAAAACGATGATGTTTCGGGAAGCTCGAACATTACGAACCTCTGTGATGTTGTCATGTCATACAGCGCACCGGATCCAAAGAAGCCGCCGGAAGACAGGGCAGACAGATTGTTGTCTGTTACAAAAAACAGATTGAACGGTGAACTCACAAAAAATCCAATACATCTGTTTTACCAGAAATCAAGTAAGCGGATATCTTCTGACCGTGGGTGCTTTGACTGGGAAATTGGATGGGAAAAAGAATTCGGCGGTCAGGATCCACAACAGCAAGACGATGATTTTGTCCAGATTGAAGTCGATGAAATCAATTCAATCTTCGGAATTGACGACTTAGAGGATTGAAAAAATGAAAATGACAAAAGATGAGGCTGTGGTTGAGCGACAGATACAGGCTGACCTGTGGGAATTCCGGAAAAAATATTTCCACGGTGATGATGATGCGGGATTCTGGATTGATATTTGCGACGAGGCCGACAGGATCAGTAAAAAGCACAACAGTCTGTACATGGACATGATGTTGTGCGTCTGTGCGAACGATATCGAAGCCCGTTACTACGCATCAAAGGGCAGACCGGTCGACAGTCACCTGCAGCTTGAAAGAGCCATGAAACTGTATGACACATTTGTGAAAAGGAGAAAAAATGATAATGGCATATCTGAAATGTGACCGTGACACCTGTTTTGCCCGGAATGAATTTGGCAACTGCACACCAACGGGAAGCATTATCCCTACGTCAAACCGAACGGAGGTGACCGGAGCGTATGACGCTGAATGATTACCAGACACTGGCCGCCCGGACGATCAATGCAAATCCTGAGATACACAGTTTGCTCGGTCTGTCCGCTGAGGTCGGTGAGCTGCTCAGTATCTACCAGAAACGGTATCAGGGGCACGAGGACACTGACCAGCATAGGATGAAAGAAGCCGGTGACATCCTCTGGATGCTTGCGGAATACTGCACGAGTCAGGGATGGACACTGGACGAAGTGGCGGAAATGAACATTGATAAACTCAGGGCGAGGTATCCGGATGGTTTCGATCCGGAACGGAGCCTGCACAGGAGAGCAGGGGATGAGTAATGGCAGACAAATTACAGTTATACCGTGAGGGCAGAGCCGACGGGATGCGGCTGGCGAAACGGATCGTTGACGAAGAGGGTATTGAAGCACTGGCGAAAGAAATCGGATTCCGTGAGAAATGCAACATCCACATGTCTCTCACCAGCAAAGAGCTCGACGCGGCAGCAGAGCAGATCAAAGTGGTCAGCATCTCAACGCTTAAAGTCGCCTGCGTTGCGGTCCTGCACGATGAATTCGGATTCGGGGAGACGCGGATAAAGAGATTCCTTGAGTCTTTTGATAAGTTAAATGAGTATCTGGGTAAGGGCTGGATTGTCTGGATGGATCTGATTGACGAGATCGCAGGACGGCTCAACATCAAATTGTCGGTACCGGAGCATGCAATGATCC